ACGTAAAGAGATACGCGCGTTTTTGCGCCACATCTTACCTATCTTTTCAAGTGTCTTGTTTAGGTTCGTCATCGGGTACGTCTTCCCCCCTATTTCTATCGTAGGTTTAGACATTAGCTATAAGGTGCAATACAAAGGTTATTCGAGTTAGACACCTCAATAGAAAAAGAACCACTCCACCCCGTAAGCTCGTTATCAAATCTCGCTGTAAAAGGTGTACACGTTGCGGGTAAGTCAAACTTGTAGTCGTCATCTACCGTTGTATTTGTCGTAGCTAAAGACTGAATGAATTGGTCTAGTACATCGTGAAGAAGTTGAAGCGTATCCGAATACACTTGCGTTCTATTCTTCAAGTCGGGTAGAATCATATCCGCCACTAATAGTTCGATGTCGTACGTTAGCACCCCGTTATCTATAGTTGCGCCCATAACTTCACAATACAAAAGCGGGTACGCCGTTTGTCCTAGCTTAGCAATATCGACTTGGTCTAAAGGTCCAGCGTGAAACGATTGAAGTATTAAGTGCTTCTCTTCTATGTCTTCTAAAAGCTCTACTAATTGTTTGTATGATTTCATCGGTATTGATTTGCGTCGGGTGCTTTATCCTTTCGGCTATTGTCTTGTTCATAAGATAAAAACGTAAAAGCCGATTCTATTTCAATCTCAGTAGCGGCTTCTATATGCAAAGGATTTCCCCCCGCTAAATAATGGATGGTAGAATACCACCCCCACTTCTCCGCTATTAAATTACCTTCCCCTCCTCCGCTAAAGAGTTGGCTAAATCTTGCGTTAATATCACGCCTATAGACAAAAAAAAATTGATAGCTCCCATGACTACGTCCATCTTCAATTCGTCCCAATACGTCGGGTCGCCGTCACCTTTGTAGGATTCTATCGAATAGAAGTCCCCCGCTTCGGTTTTTATAGGTCGGTATAATATGCTTATGATGTATCCCAGGTTATCAAACAAACCTTGTGAGCAATACGTTTCTAAGTCGGCAAACTCTCCTACCGTTAGTTTAGAAAGGTTAGGGTGGAATCCGTATCTCTTGCCCTTGTATTCTAATTTCGTCAGCAACTTCTCATCTTGTCCATCTGCGTCGTTTATACGGCTTATAATGGTGCTTATGCGTTCCATCTCAGGGATAGTAAGTTGGTTCGTTTCTTCTTTGGAAAGGTTGCACATAATACAAATCGCCTCCACTATCCACTCGGTAGATTTCTCATCGAGTTTTAAGTTAGCTAATAGTTTGTATTGCTTTACAGATATGTCTGCAAGGGAATCGGGGACGGTTAGTTTCATTTATGTTTTAGTGTTATTAATACCCCTAAGATAGGGTTGTTTCTTACCTACGTTGTCAAGTCGAGTGTAACTCTTACTTTCAAACATTTACCAAGTCCTTTAATTTTAGGCATTTGTTTGTGTTCACTTTTCGTTATGCTATTTGGTGAGTTCATTCACTTACTGCTAAAATTGTAAACGGACAACAAATGACCTGAATAGGATACTTAATCGGGTCGTGTTCATTTGTGTACCAAATATGTACATAAGACGGTAGTGTGTTCACGAGATAAAGTATTTACCTGAATACGGCGTTCCGATGCGGTTGATACATACATACCTAACCGCATCGATTATGTGGTTGTTATTGTCAATGGGTTTATTTAATTGCACCCCATTCTTATCTACTTCCCATCGATAATTGCGGAACTCCTTTTGTGCGTTTAGTGAATCCTTTAACACAAACAGCTTATGACGTTTCATTATGTCGATACCTAACCGAATACTATCTGGTCCTTTCTTAGATGGTTTAACGTTGTGTCCTAATCGGTGCAATTCTTCGATAGATTTGGGTTCGGCACTATCGCAGATAATAGGCGTTCTATCTAACTTCAATTCGTCTAACTCTCTGCTAATATCTTGGTTCGTTAATCCCGTCTTGTAAAGGTGTTCTTGGATGTATAGAGAATAGTCTTCACGCCACACCGAAACGATAGCGGTTGGATCATTCGTAAACCCCCAGTCACATCCATACGCTATAAGCTTGGCACGTTCAGGGATAGCGTCAGCGACTTGCCATTGTGGGAAGATAGCCGACACGTTAACCCCTCGTTCACCAAGACCATATATGCGCCAAAAGTTCTCGTCGGTTTCTTTAAAGCGTTCTATCTCGTCTATAACGGATTGTTCTAAGAAAGGGTTATCTAAGTATGTCGTTTGGAAGAAGTCCACGTCTTCGCGTTCTAATACGTGTTCGTAGAGCCAATGGTGTTCGTCCGATGGGTTATAATCTACAAATATACTCGGTCCGTTTTCTACCCCCGTTGTTCTTAGTAGTAATTGCCTCCAGTCTTCGAGGGTGATTTCATTAGCCTCATTTACATACAAGAGATTTCTTTTACGTCCTCGTAATTTTTGGGGTTGGTCGGTTGAAATAAACTCTACCAGGTTTCCAAATAGGTTATAGGTAGCGTTGCTTTTATTGTGGTGTTCTTCGTAGTAGTTCCCCCCTTCGGTTAGTATCTGAATGAAGTCACGCATCACACTTGAGCGCAATGCAGGGAATGTTTTGCGTACTATCGTGATAACAATACCCGACCCCTTATTTTTAAAGCAAAGCTCTATAATAACCTGACATAGCGAGAACGTCTTTCCGCTACGTGATCCCCCTTGGTGTACTTGAATCTTCGCTTTAGACTTCTTAGCTTGGTAGTATGTAGTCGGTTGCATCATTTAACTAACTCAATAAAATCTTCTACACAAGCCACGCTAATTAACTTACCATACATTTGGTACTTCATGGCTTTGGGATAATACGTTACCCCGTTGACTTTAAAAACTCCCGAAGTAGGTTCGGTAAATGAAACCCCGCAATCGTTAAATAGTTTACGAAGATCCTTTCTTTTCTTTGCGTTCTTGCGTTTCTTAGTTTTCGTCATCGAACCATTTAAACGGTTTCGGTTCGTTAATCTCTATCTGTTGCTTTTCAATATACCCTCTACCCTTTCCTTTATTCTTCAAATAAAACTGCGTAGCTTTTATCTGTATCTTCTCGTCCTTGCTCATCATAAGGTTATGGTGTACCTCTTCCGCTACGTCTAAATTCTCTTCTACTATGTCGTTAAGTTGGTCTAAGTCTTTCTCTGCTCGTTCCTTTACTGCTTGTCTTGAGTACGTGATATTATACTTTAACTCTAACGCCCTCGCCGTCCTAGAATATAAAGCTTTATTCTTTCTTAGCGCACTCCAAAACTCTACGTCGGTCACTTTCATTGTGTCAAGTTTTGACAAGTTTAGTTCGCTTGGGTTATTACTTCTAAGTCGTCTATTTCCCTTGTAGCTTCCTTCCCTGTAAAGTCCTCCCATCGCTTTACTATTACATCGCAGTACTTCGGGTCTAATTCCATTCCGTAACATTTTCGGTTTGTTTTCTCGGCTGCTATAAGTGTTGAGCCTGAACCAAGAAAAGGGTCGAGTATTAACCCTTCCCAATAACTCATAACCCATTCTAAAAGCTCAATAGGTTTTTGTGTTGGGTGTTCTTTCTTATAAGAAGTTACCGAAAGCCTAAACATTTTGGCGGGGGTGTCGATATTAGTCCACGCCATTTCGCACATTGCAAGAGTAAAATTTTCAGGTTGTTTTTTATCCCAAACAAAATAACCTTTACTTGGTGGAAGTTCAAAATAATTACCTCCAAAAATAATAGCCTTATCTGCTAAGTGTAGAAATTGTTTCGGCTCTATTGGTTTGTTATCCCAATCCTTTTTTATGTGTTTTTGCCTAACTGGATTTGCTGCAATTCCTATTCCATACGGCGGGTCTGTAAGGAGTAAATCTGCCTTCTCCCCATCCATAAGAATATCTACCGCTTCTTTGCTCGTAGAATCGCCACACATAACACGGTGTTCTCCAAGTATCCAAACATCGCCCAGTTTAGTTATCGGTTCTTGTGGTGCTTCGGGTACATCGTCTTCGTCCGTTAGTCCTTTGACATCTTCCACCTCGGTATCCCATACCGCCACACCCCATTCGGTTAATGGTAAGTTATCCCATTCGTTCGCTAACATATCGTAATTCCACGATCCGAAGTGTGTGTTATCCTTAATCATAAACTCGTCGCGCTTAGCTTGTGTCCAGGCGGTAACGTCTATAACGTGGACTTCTCGATACCCTAAGTCTTTATATGCAAGTAAACGCATATTGCCCCCTATAACAAAGTCGTCTGCTATTATCAAAGGTTTAACTACTTCCATTTCGGGGAAGTCTTTAATACTTTTCTTTAGCTCGTCAAACTTTTCCTTCGTTATAGAACGAGGATTGCTTGGGTCTAGTTTTACGGCTTCAATCCGTACTTTCTTCCTTTCCATTGTCTTGTTCTTTTATGGCACGTAAGACCTCTTCTAGGTACGACGCGAAGTCTTTATTGGCTACCGCTAAATCTCCTACGATATTCAAAGAAGCGTTGTTTTTATAGTCCACGTAAATCTTATCGTTTACTACAGAAAATAGGAGGTAGTCTTGCCCTTCGTTTAGATGTTGACGTGCTTGGCGTATCGTCATATCTTTAGTTTTTTTTGTCATTTCTCAGAAAATATTGACCATATATGTCTAAACTCTGAATCTACTTCGTGAAGTAATTCAAAGCTTTGTTTATGGTGTACTATACTTGAATAGTGTAGGTTTAAAACTTCTCCTATCGCTACCGTCGTCCATCCTAAATCCGTTAAGTAATGAGATACACATTTACGTGCGTCTATTATCCTACGCTTTCGGTTTTTAGATGTTACTTCTTTCCAGGTACACCCGATTTTTACTACCGATCCTTCACAGAATCTTAAGGCTTTTGCTTTAGGGCTTGATAAAGGCACTACAGGACCTTCGTTTTCTACTATCCAATCTACTAAATTATTCATTGCAACTTGAGTTATAAATTTTTAATAGGTCAATATACATATTTTTGTTGCATGAAGTGCAAGTGGAACGCTTTTTCTTTGTGTTTAATAAATCTTCATAGAGTTTGTAGAACCCATCGCCAACGTGTCGGGTGAGGTTTTGCGACTTCTTGTATCGCGTTATTATCTCTTCTTCGAAGAATTTCTTTTGAGCCGAATCCATTGTTTTTACGGGTCGGCTAAACATCTTATTCAAGCGGTCACGGCGTTCATCACACCCACAATCGTCCCCGAAGAAAGTCTTTACTATCTTCTCTATCCCCGTTGCTTTTGTTATAGCTGCAACCTTATCTCCTAAACCTAGACTCTTCGATTTCATCTTGTAAATAGTTTCTTGTATCTCTTATGGCACGGTACAAAGTATTACGGCTTATCCCCGTTAAATTACTCATAGCGTCCAAAGTTAATTCATCGCCGTAGTATATGGCGAAGCAATTCTTTTCAAACCATTCCACATCGTTTAACTTATCTGAGATAAATTCTAATATCTCTTCGTCGTATATTTTCGAAAGCGTTAAATCTAGTTTCTTCTGGTGTATAATATGTTCGCGGATAGCGTTGGATTCCTTTTGGATCGTCTTGTTTTCTTTCCTATACTTTTTAAAGTATCTACTTGAAGAGCTTCGGTATTGGTTTATCGTTGTGCGGATTATGTAGAACTTTATCTTCTTGGTTTCTACTAAGCTATCCA